AATCAGAAAATCAGACCAGTTATTTGTCCAGGTGCGTTGGTCGAACAGCGCCCCATAGCGGGCCCACAGGTCACCGATAATGAGGACGCTGGAGACCAGGGTATCCGCCGCCTCATAGTTGTGACTGAGGGGCCGTGCCAGGGTGATGCGACCCGAGATCTCCACATCGGTGGCCAAGCTCATATCCTCGATCCGGTGAACCACGGTCAGCGGCTCCACATAGCCGGTCAGGTTCAGCGGGCTGGCCAAGGTCACCATCCCGCTGTTCATGTTGACGCTGTAAAGCTGCGGCGCCAGCTCCTTACCGTTCTTGTCCTCCACCCGGCAATAGGCCATCCGTTCACGCCCGGTGTTGAGCTGCTGCCCGGCCTGCACCCCCATAGGGAAGGCGCTGCGCTTGGTGGAATGCACCACCACGATGTACCCCTTGCGAATGAAGGGCACCCGGCCATCGGATGGCAGGCGCACCGGATCCAGCTTGATCAGATCCGCATCGAGCGGCAGATAGCTATAGACCACCGCATTAAACCGGATGGTGTCAGCCACCACCGACAAGGGGCGCCAGATCTTGCCATCGACCACCCTATCCGGGTCAAACCAGGGTTTACTCTCGTTGCCCGCTGCCGTCACCAGGCGGCCAAAGCGCACCGAGACCACCCCGGTCTGATAGTCCACCTTGCCGGTTACATCCTGGCTGGTGATGGTGCCATCGCCGTTGGCGGTCACCTCAAACCGGCGCCCGTCTGCGGTGTTGCCACTCAGGTAGAGGCTAGATGGCGCAATGGGAGCCCCCGGCGTCCTGAATGTCACCTCGTCCACCGTCTGGGCCACCAGGCTGGTGACCAGAGAACTCAGGGCAGCCACTGGCACCGCGCCAGGGTTCCAGACCGTCACGGTCGCCTTGCCGGTGGCGTAATCCAGCGTCCCGGCCTGCTCACCTGCTCCGGTGGCGGGGTCGATGTTGCGATAGAGGATCCCTTGCCTGTCCACATAGACCGACCCGCCCAAGGCAAAGCGCACTGAGTTGGCCAGGATCGCCTCGCCGTTGCGCGGGGTGATATCCAACACCAGCGGGGTGGCCTTCACGGTGTCCTGGCCCGCGCTGCTGGCGTTGTTGCTGCGGTACTCCACCTCAACCCAACCGCTGTCGTCCACCGGGAACAGGTAAGCGGCCTGCACGTAGTAGATTTCCACCAACGTCCAGCGCTGGCGGGCAATGGTGTTGCCGTGACCATCGCCATAGGTGCCGATAGTTCGCCACTCATAGCGGGTTTTCGGAATGCCACCCTGGCCATCGGGTTGGATCACGATCTGGCCGCTGTTGTAGTTGACACTGCCCCGCTCTACCCCCGCCGCATCCAGTAACTTGCCCGCACCGTTATCGCGGACACTGATAATTGGATCGGGATGGGCGATCACCAGTTCGGTGTCGTCCTTCACCTCCTCATAAAGGGCATTCCAGCGCAGCGAGACCATTCGGGGGGTCAGGTTCTGCGCGGCCAGCTGCAGAGTAATGGTGCCGTCCTGGTTGCGGGCTGGGTAGTCGAAGCGTTGACTGTCCGGGTCGCCATACTGGTAGGCCGCCAGGTACTCCTGACCGCCATCCGGCAGGGTCGCCACCCGCAGGGCCAGATCGCCGGTCACATAATTGATGGTTCCGGTAGCATCGCCGGTCAGCTGGCCCGCACCGTTGTCGATGGCGGTTTTGGTCGCGCCACCGGCTTGCCAGGTCAGGGTCACGCTGTTGGGGGTGATCCCTTCATGGGCCAGCTTATGGGTCAGCTGCACCGGATCCAGCACCATGCTGGCACGGTTGAGGTAAGAGACCTTGGTACCCCAGCTGAACATGATCGCGCTGTTCACATCCGGCAGCGCCCCCAGGGTCAGCACCACAGAGCCGGTGGTGAAGTTGAGCAGGCCAGAGCCATATGACTTGTCCTGGCCAAACAGCTCCCCGCGCCCGTTATCTTTCAGGTCGTACCATTTGCCCTGGGCCAGATAGCTGACGGTCAGCGAACCGGGACAAGGGGTGGGCAGCAGGGTCGCGGTGTAGGCATAGCCCCGGTTGTTGGCGGCGATCTGGATCTGGGCCGTGTCAGCGATACGCGATGGCATCACTGCCGGGCGAAAGCTCACGGTTTTGCTGGCGGCGCCGTAATTCGGGCACTGGCTGTTGAAGGTCAGCAGGCCGCGCCCGTAGTCGATAGCCCCCACCACGGTACCGATCAGGAACAGCTCGCCACCCTTGTCGGTGATCGCTGCCGCGCCGATGGTGACCGATACGCTGCCCGGCATAGCACCAATCCCCAGGAACAGCCCCTGACTGGGGCTGACTGGTGAGGTGGTGGTGAAGGTGTGGGGACTGCCCACCCCGGATTCCAGCAAGGCGCCCAGCTCACCGGCAGCGGTCAGATCCACCACCGGGGTTTCACTGCGGGCACTGGGTACCAGTTGGGTGAAAATGGTCTTGGCCTGCACCCGCATTGCCCCCAGCGCCGCATCAGCCACCATCTTGGTGGTCGAAAAGTAGTTCGCCGCATCAGCCACCACCGTTTCCCGCAGGGTGGTCTTGGTGGTTGCCTGGTCATAGGGGCTGGGCTGCTCCCCTTCAAAGGTGTGGCGCAGCGGGTCAGTGATCACGCAAGTGACCACGTTACGGGTGAACTCGCCCTGGTAGCCAGCAACCCCGAACTTGCGCAGCTCGGCGGTTACCCGGTCAACCCGTACATACTGCTCAACCTCGTTCCCCTTCCCTTCGTTGCCGACCAGCACCAACACCTCCCCGACCTCCGGCAACCGCACCTCTACCCGCTGTAGGATGCGGATCGCCCGCTGCCCTTCCAGCTGGGTATCGTAGAGCACCCCCTGCCACTTCGGGCCTCTGGCCTGATAGCGCTCTAGGGTGTTGCGGGCGTTGTCGCGGGTGTCGTTGTGGTCTTTGGTGGTCATCAGCGCCAGGTTGACGCTGGGATCGCTGGGCGGCAGCAGCACCATTGCATTGGCGCCATAGTAGGTGTCGGTATCATCGGTCTGCACCGCCAGAAACGCCTTGCGCATGTTCACTGTGCCATAAGCCCGATCCATATCGCTGACGTCAGGGAACAGGCTGTTATGGTCACCGCTGATGATCTCGCGGCCAGTGATGCGACCACCGCCGTCATCGGTATCAACCAGGCGCTGGCTGGCCAACAACACGATATCGCCAGAGAGAATGGTCATGGGGTTACCTCTGTGAGATTCAGGGTCAAGGCATAGGGGTCGCCCCCTTCCGGGTCGGCCATCTCGATCAGTGGCATGGCCACCACACCAGGGCGGCGCCACACCACGGTGCGAGCCAGGCCATCGAGCAGGGTCAACGTCATCAGCCGGGCCACCTGAGCCTCCAGCACCTTGATCTCCAGCACCTTGGCGCGGGAGCAATGCCCGCTCAGGGTCAGCGGTCGTCCCTCGGGCTTGGCGGTCTCCTCCACCAACAGGGCGCCGCTCAGGGTCGGGGTCACCACCTGCTCGACCGGCGCCCACTCGAACTCGTCGCGCCAGACCAGATCATCTGGTAGCAGCACGCTGTTTAAGGTCACGTTCATTGCCGCAGTCCTTGCTGTTTAAGAAGGGAAATCAGGGCATTCGCATTGGCCTCATCGGCCTGCAGTTCGGCCGTTCCCCCTGCCCCTTTGAGCTCGATGGTGATCCGCTCGGACAAGGGCCTGCGTGTCCCTGGGGTGTTGGTGCTGGGGGTAGATGGCTCTGCAGTTGGGACTGGTTGCTGGGCGGTGGCCTGATTGGTTTTGGCACTCTCTTTGGCCAATGCTTTGTTGAGCTCCTCTTTGAGGCGGGCCTGCATCGCCTCCATCTCTTTTTGGAACTTCTCGCCGTAATACTTGCTCCACTCGCTGTAGGCCGGAATATCCTTGACCTTCTGGCTGTAGCGGGCCAGCTCCTCCTCCACCCCGGCCAGGGTATTGGCCAGCCCCTCGGCATTGCCGCGCAGGCTATTGATATCCACGCTCTTGTAGTAGAAAGAACCGACATTCACGGTGCGGGTGATATCGCCTCGACCACCGCCCCCGCCGCTACTGGCAAGGCTGGCATTGGTCTGCTTGGCTTCATCCTGTACCCCTTTAAGTCCTGCCCGCATCGCATCGGTGGCCCCTTTGGCCCGAGCGGCAGCCTCGTCAAAACCATCACCAATGGCCGCGACGGCCTGCTTGGTATCGCCACTCCCCCCTTTCACCTTGGCCATGGCATCGGCAGCGATGGCCATGGAGCGGGCCAGCGCATCCCCGGTGATCTTGCCCTGGGCGGCCAGTTGCTTTTGCCGCGCGATCACCGCATCGATCTCGGCGGTGGTCTTGGCGCTGTTGTAAGCTGCGGCCAGCGCCTCCTCGATGGCGGCGCTACTGGCACCCGTGTGCGCCACCAATACATCCAGAGCGCCGATGGTCTTCTGAAAGCCTGCACCGATACGGCCATTAGCTCGTTCAAAGTCCAGCCCCAACTCCTCAAACGCCTTGGCCAACTTGGCCGGGCCATCAGCGGCGGATTGCTTGGCCACGGCATTGATCTCGGCCAGATAATCGCGGGTACTCTTGGCCTCATCCCCCAGTGCTTTAACGGCTGCGGCGCCTTGTCGCCAGCTTCCAGTGGCCTCGTCGTAATGCACCTTGCCCTCAGCCACCAAGCGATCGAGATCTGCCATGCTGGTGATGGCAAAACCCAGCTCCGTTGACAGGGCGGCAAACTGACTATTGAGGCGGGCCTGAGTCTCGGAGCGCAGCCCTTGCGCCTCCCGGAGTGCCAGCTCAGCCTGCACCAGCTGGCGCAGGGCAGAGGCAAACTGGGTGAGCTGGATGATGGACTCGACCGCCACGGCGGCCAGTAGCCCCTTGACGGCAGCGCCCAGTGCCCTGACCCCAATGGCAGCTCCGGCTGCTGCCGTGCCCGCTGTCGTCATACCCCCTGCTGCAGTCGCGCTCGCCGCAGGCATGGCAATAAACTGGGCGTAGAGGCTGCGAAGCTCACCAATCCAACCCGCCATTTTCAGGCCGATCCACGCCTGAGCCAGCACGGTCAGCGCGGTGCGCCACTCATAGAGGGTCTGGATCAGCGACTTGAGGGTTTCCCCCATGGTGATAAAGCCATCGGAGAGGCGCTTGGCCCATTCCTGCAGACGGCCATCCTTGGCCATCGCCTCAAATTCAGCATTAAGGTTGGCCAGCTGGTTTTTGAGCCAGGCCAGCGCCCCGTTCTCGGCCACCATCAGGTAAAACTTGGCGAGGTTGTCCTGGGCATTGGAGATAAGCCCGGAGAGCAGACTCATGTTGTCGGCAGCGGCACCGCGCGATTGGGCAGCTATCTCGCTCATCAGGGCCGAGATGGTCTCGCGGCCCAACTGGCCTGCCTCGGAGAGTTTCTGCAGCTCGGCGGTATTCTTGCCAGTCACCTGCTCCAACATCTGCCAGACCGGCACGCCCCGCTCAATTAGCTGCAGGATCTCCTCCCCCTGCAGCTTCTGCTTGGCCCAGGCTTGGCCGAGCGCCAGGGAGATGCCCTGCACCTCTTCAAAACCGCCGCCCAATTTGAACGCCTGATCGACAATACCCTGCATGGCCCCCGCCATGGGGTCGATGCCAAACGCCTTGAGGCGCACGAATACCTGGGTGACTTCACTGAGCTGCAGGGGGGTGTTCTTGGCAAAGTCCTGGATCCAGGCTGACGCCTCTTTGCCACCGGCAATCGACCCCATTACCGCCTTGAGCTGCACATCGAGGCGCTCGGCCTGATCGCCGGTCTGGAACATGGCGAGCAGTTGGGTCGTCAGAGTCTGGATACCGAACCAGGTACCTGCCAGCGCCACCAGGCGCCCGGTCAGGCTGCCGATGGCCCCCTGCAAGCCACCGGCCTGCTGACTGCTCTGACCTAATCCACGCCCCAGCCGTTCGGTCTGGGCGACACTCTTGGTCAGCTCACGCTGCAAGCGCTGCTGTTCCTGGGCAAGATTCCTGGTGTCGAGCCCGGACTGCTTGAGCCCTGCGTGGAGGCGGGTATGACTGGCGGATTGAGCGACCAGCTGGCGCTCCAGCTGCTTGACCTCGGAGGCCAGCAACCGTTCTTGTTCGGCCAGCGCCTTGGCAGCGCCACTACCTGCTTGTTGCTCGCGGCGCAACTGCTCCAGCTTGTCACGGCTGAGCACGGTCGCCAGTTCGAGCTGGGTCAGGGCGGCTTTGGAGTCACTGAACTGCTGGATCAGCGCCTGCTGGCGGCTTAACGATTCGAGGCTCTCGGCCAGTTGTGCCGTTTCGGCAGCCGTCTCGTCCGAGATCGGGCCCAGCTCCTGCACCTCACCCGCCAAGGCGGCCAGATCCTCGCGGCCGGTAACCTTGGCCGCCAGCTCCAGGGCAAGTTTGAGGGTGGTTGAGGTGGACATTGGGCATTCCGATCAGATTCAGATATGCCCTATTGTGGAGAAATGGCAGAATAAGAGGGTTTATGGCTGATTACTGAGAATCAATGAGGGAGTTATGAAATTGATAGATAATATGTCGTTTAAGATGAAATGTTTTCTTGGCGGGCTAGCAATTGCAGGATTACTGCTCCCATTTATTTTCTACTTTTCTATTTTCGGCCCACTGTCAGCATATAGCCTCGCTCGCAATGATCAAATATGGGCAAATTTCGGGACATTTATTGGTGGTACCGTTGGCCCGATTTTATCTACGCTCGCCTGCATCGCAGTATTTTTAACCTACCGTTCTCAAAATGAGCAAATAACGCTACTAAAGAAGCAAGCTAAAATTGATGAAGCTCAGAGACTAGTTGCTAGCACATGCCAACAAATTGAACAAATATTATCTACTCCAATTGTAGTTAGTGGTATAAACCTTCACCTTGAATCATGCATACTCTATAAGCATGCTGACGATAGATTTGAAAAATCAGAGGGAAATGAAAAGATTCGTTATGAGTCATCAAGAATCAGACTATTGATAAGGCTTCGAGAGTTTTGCATTCAAATAGAATTATTAGATAATATCGGCGCTCCCCCTGATATTATCTCAGCCTATAAAGGGAAATTTATTCTTCATGTCGAAGCATTAAATGAAATTGATAAAATAGAGCTATCAGAAATCAAACAACTCTATAATTTATCCTAATTCAACCGCGGTCTTCCTGACGTTTTCATGTCCCCCATCACACCATCACTGGTCTAAGGGGGGAGGCTCACCATCCAAGACCAACAGCCTCTCCTCCAGCTCGCTCACTAACAACCCAATGATCTGTCATTTCTGACAGTGGCAAGTGGGCCTGGACGATCGATACTCAGATTCACTTGAGCAAAGGTACAACATGAATGCATCAATTTGGCGTCTGGCATGAGGGGGGGCACCACACCATACAAGGGCTGCCGATCCTGAAACATTTACTGCGATCACTCCATGGCGATGTGATGGTACGCTATGTCTGCCGTGCCGATACGCCTTGCACCCTGTTCCTGACTATCAAGGATGGCGTGCCATACCAGAAGTTTAAGGAGGGAACTCCGCCTCTGGACTGGCAGTGGTTAGAGAACTCCATCCTCCCCCTTTCAGCCTCATCTCAACCACTGGCCATGATTAAACGGCTAGCATTACGCTAAATGCCAAGCCTCACCCTACCGGATAGCACAAAACAACTCTTTCCAGCAGCTCAAACTCCAAAGCCTACTTTCAAGCTTGAGAAGGTGGAGATCGGGCATTCCTAAGAGATTCAGATATGCCCTATGGCAAAGGGATGGCAAAATGAGTGGTTTTATGGCGAGTTTTGGAAACGTTAGGACTGTACATGCTCAATTTGGAAAAAAACTATCTATCTCGAAAATGGCTTATCTTGGTATTGTTTATACTATTTATATGTGCACCGCTCATTTTTTATTTCATTGTTTTTGGCCCAGCATCAGGGTTCAGTATATCTAGAAATGATCAAGTATGGGCTAATTTTGGTAGTTACCTAAGTGGTACAGTTGGCCCATTAATATCAATAGGTGCTTTCATTGGTTTATTCATAACCATAAAACAACAACAAGAGTCATTATCTGTACAAGCAAAACAATTAAATATACTTGAGAAGCAGCGAAAAATAGATAGCATTCAAGCAAACATAAATGAGCAATCAAGAAACATTGACTCTCTACTTCATAGCAAAGTAACTGCAATAATAGGAGGCACTGAGGACTCTCGGCTAAGCCTACTACAAATCATTGTATTCACATCAGAGATTGTCTTTCCAAAAGATCCTGAAATGATGACTGAAGATGAGAGGCATGAGTTATTCCTTCAGCATGAATATAGAAAAAATGCAAATGCGGATATAACTAGACTAGGATTTGAATTCAATCTTCTGTGCAATTACTGGGATTTTTTTGTTTCAAATGGAGGTGATACTTCCGTTATCACCCTGCAGAAAAGAAAATATGCTTACGCCCTTACATACTTAAGATATTGCGGCGTGCGATATCAAACTATAGACAAGCATTTTGATTTTCAAAAATTACGTGAGCTATGTATTAATGAGTATCAATTCGAAGACATTTGGCAGCTATTCGATGATTGAGTTAATTAACTTAATTTTATGAAAACAGCGGGTCTCCCCGCTGTTCTACTATCTAACATCACGCCGTCACCGGTCGATCCACATAGAAGGGGGCGGTCTCGCCATCCACGGCCAGCAACTCCCCTTCCAGCTCGATCTCGATGGGCTTGTCGCTCATAAAGTCCACCGCCTTCTTGGGGGACAAGCTGGCACGGGGCACCGTCAGCTTGATGGCCTCGCCGCTGACGATACTGCGGCCATCAAGCAGCAGTCGCGCCTTGATCTCCGGCTGGATGTTGCCCGCGATGCGGGTACCGGTCACCGCGTTATAGGTACCGCTGACCGTCAGGCTACCGCCATCCGCCACCGAGCCCCCCTTGATCGCCCGCACCAGCCCGAGCGCATAGTTGACCTCGATATCGGTACCCACCACCAGCGCCGTGGCCCCTTCCTTGATGGCCAGACCCGTTGCGGCAATATTGCTTTTGCCGAGCGGAGCCCACTTCGGCCAAGCGGGCAGAACGACCTGCAGATCAGTCAGCGTCCCAGCCCCCTGATTGATGGGGCTCTCCAGACCCATAAAGGCGGCGGCCAGCAGCACGGGCGGGATCTCGGTGGTCTTGATGGTGACCATGGCAGGCTTGGGAATGTGGTAGTTCTCCCGCGCCTGACCGTATTGCCCCTTGCGCTTGCTGGGAATGGAGATCTTCTGGCTGTCGGGTTTCACTTCCAGGCTATCCACATCGATGGGGCCAATCACCCCGGCAGAGACCCCGTTGGTAAAGGTCTCGATAAAGAGATCCCCTTCCAGGTGCAGTGTTTCGCTCATCATCGCTCTCCTTTGAATTTCACTCGGGTAGTAAAGGCAAGCGGCAAATAAGCCGCACCGCCGCTGTAACTGGGTTTTACCGGTGGGGTTTCGCGGCGAAAGGTACTGTCACCACATGCTCGCCCACTGACGGCCTGCAGGATGCGGGCAAGCCACACTCCGGCACTGACCTCCTTGGGGCTGGCACGATGCACCAGCACCAGCAACCAGAGCTGATCAAAGCTGCTGGCCCGGCCTGACTGGGTGCCTTCGCTCTCACGTTCGCCCTGATAGACCACATGCACCGCCGGACTGTGTTGGCCCAGATTGGCGATGGCCGCCACATCGGTGGCCACAAACACCTCCTTGAGCCCCGCAGGTTTGAGGGGGGCCAGCAGCTCACGCAGCCGCTCGCCAGCCTGCAGGTAGTCGAGTTCGGTACCAGACTGGTTGGCAAGCTGGCTCATAGAAAGCCCCCCTTATCCCGCCCGAACACCCGACCATCCGACTGCAGTTGAGCCAGATTCTGGCTCTCCAGGGTGGCACCATCAGATGCCAACCCCAGCGCCAGCTCCCCCTTGCCAACCGATTTCAGAAAGGCCAGGGCCGCCTCATTGCGCTTGGCTATCTGCTCCGGTGCCTGTTCACCATAGAGACGATGACGGGCGATATCGGCGCAGATAGGTACCAGGGCACTCGGGATATGGGCCAGCGGCAAGGGATAGCGACCCGCCAGATAGCCATCGATCAAGGCGCCTGCATCCTGCAGGGCGATGGTGATAGCCGCCTGATCCAGCTCACCGGTCGGCGTCATGGCCAGGCGCAGCAACTCGGCCTCGCCAAAGCGGATCACCATGTCATTGACGCTGGCATACATATCACTGCTCTCCGTTCTGGCCAGATGACTGCTCATCCTTGACCGGGTATTGCACTTCGGTCGCCGCGATCGCCGTCACCAGTTCGGCCTTTTTGAGCTTGGTCGCCTCCGGGATACCCATCTGCACCGCCAGCTCGCGCAGCTCATCGACCTTCATCTCGGCCAGCGGCGTGACCTTGCCCGCCAGTGTGGCGACTCCCGCCAGATAGCCCGAACCGGTCAGGACGCCCAGTGTTGCGTCCAGATCCCCAGGCGCCGATGGTGCATCACTTGCCTGAAGGCTGGCGTTTTCAGCCAACCGGACGACCACCAGACGCGGGTCGTTCTCCAGGGTCGCGCACTGCTCAGGCGACACAACCATCTCTGACTTGCCCGGTACAATCGGCAGGCCCGCGCGAAAATAGACCTGACGAACTGTTGACGTAATCCCCACTCGAATAGCCAGTTCCATCTCATGTTTTCCTCGTCGTATCTGATAGAGAGGCTGTTTAAACCGGGGGTTAAACAGTGCCTGGCAGCTGTTTAACCCCGCTTTAAACAGGCATAAAGCAGGGTTAGAGGTAGTCAGCCACCACCAGCTCCAACTTGCCTTTCAGCTCGTTGCTGCTGCTGTTCGACAGCTCTCGCTCCAGCATCTGGGTCGCCAGCTTCTCAAGGGAGGGGTGTACCACCAACATGGTGGCCTTCACCCCGAGCTTGCGGCCGCCATCAGCCTGAAACTCCCGCATCTTGGAGTAGGCATCCCACAGGTTGTCGGGGGTCAGCGCCCGCTTGTTGGCAAAGGCCAGCTGCCAGAAGCCAAAGCCTGCGGCATCGCGGCAATCGACCCCGTAGCGGAACTCCTTGCGGGTGAATACCGCTTCGTCATCGATCTTGGTCATGGCAATCAGCTGCGGTGACTTGCGATCCTGGAAGATGACCGGCTTGAGGGCGCGGCTGGTATCGAGCAGGAACCAGGGCTCCCCTTGGTAACCGGCATCCACCACCATGTTGGCTGTCAAGACAGGGGTACCTGTGCCATCGACCTTGGGATAGACCGGGTGATCGGTGTCGAAGAAATATTGGCCGTCATAGCAAGGCGTGGTGAAGCCAGCACCAAGCAGACCGAAACAGAGCTCATCGGGGTGAATACCCGCCGAACGGCCCATCTCGGCAAACATCGGCGCATAGATACCCAGCTCGTCATCTTCGATATCGTTGCGATCGACCGCCACGGTGGCCTCGAAGTCTTCGTTGACGATCTGATAACCGTGCGCTTTCATCGACTCGATCACCCGATCACCGACCCACTTGCGCAGATTGGGGAACTTGCCCAACCAGCCATAGGTGTTGGACTTGGTGGTCGATTTGATCACGGTGGCGATCTTGGTGTACTGGGCAGGCGCTTCACTCTTGGCGTCTTCAAAGTTCTTCTTGAAGCCGGTGAAGAGGGACTGCAACAGCGCGGATGTAATCATGGCCATACGGGTGTTCCTTCTCTGGATAAATGGCGTGGTAGGGTCTGCGCTTAAGCCTGCTTGGCCTTGGCAAACTCTTCGTGGCTGATACCGAGCTGGTCGGCGGCATACTTGTCATCCGCCGAGAGCACCGCATCCCCCTTCTTCTCTGGCAGGGTCACCTGGGTGGTCTGGCTGGCAGCCAGGGCGGCAATCGCCGGACGGGGCTCCAGCAACGCCTTGAGGGCTGCCACTCCTTTCTGGGCGGCATAGGCGGTCAAATACTCCTCTTCTGCTGCCACCACCTTGCCCTGGGTACGGGCTTCCTTGATCAGGGTTGCGGCGTCCGTGGTCTCCACCTTGGCGCTTAAGCTCGCCACCTGATTCACCAGGGCGTTATAGGTCTCCACCGGCACGTACTTGGCCAGGTCAATCTGGCCACCCTGTTGCACCGGTTGGGCCTTGAGTGCCGCCAAGGCGGCTTCAGCGCTGACGGTTTTGCCTGCCGCGCTTTGCAGGGTATCAAGGGCCGACAGTGCAGCCTGTCCCTGCTCGGCGGTGAGCTCACCGCCCTCCGCCACCTGAATGCCCAGCTTGGCCAGCAGGGCGAGCATTGCCTCGTTCATGGGTATCTCCTTGGTTACAGTGGCCAACTGGCCGGATTGATTGGTCTTGGGGGGTAAGGCACTGAGAGCTGCCAGTGCCTGCATACCCACCACACCGGGATCATTGGTGATGGCGGTCATCCGCAGTTCCAGCGGGCGGCCCAGAGCGTCATAGGGAAAGACTGCAGAAAGAAATCGGTACTCTTTGGCGGCCACCATGGCAGCCGCACGATCCGTCCAGCGCGGCTTGATAAAGAGGCCCTGCCCCTCGCGCCATTCGATCTCGTCACCGTTGTACCAACCGGCGGCAGGAGCCTCCTTGCCAGTCTTTTCGATATGGAGGGTCTGGTGGTCGTAGTCGATCAGGATGTCTTGCCCAAGGGCTTTGGCACGGGCAATCAGAGCAGCAGCAATCTGCCCGTCCAGTTGCCAGTGGCCACCAGGAACATCAAAGGGGCGGCCATCACGGGCCTTGAACGGGCCGACCGGCAGCAGTTGATACCAACCGTCTTCGTGCTGGCCAAGGGCAGCATCGAGCACGGCCAACCCCAGGGCGGTTGGTCTTGCATTCAAGATGGCCACGGCAATGGCGGAACTGGTGGCAGATAGGGGCATCACTCTCACTCCGGCTGGTCACAGCAAACCTCATTGCGGCCAGTGTCATCGAACTGAGAGTTGGGAGGGGTTTATGGTGGGTTACTGCATCACGGGAAAGATCGGAGGGTAAACTGGGGGCAGCAATACTGTTTAATGCTGTTTAAACGACCTTTTCTTGACCTATTGAGAGGGCAGGCATGCCATCGTAGCGGCAAGAGGGCACCAGAAGCGCCCAGAAGCTCACGGAGCTTCGATGACCAAATATCCCTCCAGCGTATCCAGCACGCTCTGTTTATCCTCTTCTGACAGCCCCAGATAGGGGCGCTCTGGCAGGTGAGTCTCCTCCCGGCCGAACTGGTGGGCGGCGCCATACGCCAACGGGGTACCGAAGTAGAGGGTCTGGGGCTCGGCCTGATAGTTGAGGGTATCGCGCAGATCATCGTTCAGGCGCAGCACCTCATTGGCATGGCGCGGCTTTTGGGCACGGTACTTCTCCGAGAGCGGGGCCCATGGCTCCCCTTCCGGGCTCTCTTGGGCATCCCAGCGATCCCGGTGCGACAGCTGCAGCCCTTCGCCAATATCGGCCAGCGGCTCACTGAGATCACCGGTTTGCTGGTAGAGCTTGGCCAGCAGTTCGTGGGCATCGGCCACCCCATGGTGGCTGATGGCAATAAAGCTACCGGCCATCAGGCATCCTCCTCCATACCTATCATGTAGGCGAATGCCTGTTCGTCGGCATTGAGCAACGCTGCAGACCAGAGATCCCCCAGATACTCTGCCTCTTTGCCAGATGCCTTGGCACAAAGTGATGCCAGCGTTTTGACATCATCCAGCGTTAGCAGATCACCCGACTCAAACAAGGCGTTTGCTTGCTCCAATAGCTTCATTGTTCACTCCTTGCCATCGTCATTTGGCTTTGGTGGTAGCCTGGGCGGCCTTTGTCAGCATGGCTTCGACTTGTGCAGCCAGCTCTGGGTAGTGCTCCATCAATTGCTCTCTGGCCAGAACCCACGCGGCAAATGCTTCTGCAGCCTTTTCGCGGCGACTCTTGGCGCCATATTCAGTCAGCAATCCCAGCCTGCTGAGATCCGGCTCTCCTGCCCAAAAGTGAACCTGATGGCCAAGCTCATGCAACCAGGTAGAGATGCGCTGGGCAGCGGGCCCTAGGGTGTCACCAACATTAGACGATATACTCCAGTGTAAGCGGAACGAGTCCCCACTGCTACCGCGTGGCTGCCAGGTTCGTGGGCCCTGGTTAGCCTTGGCATCCGAGATAACTTGAGCTGCCGCCGCCTGTACGGCCTGCATATCCACACCACCCAGCTTATCGCTGGCTGCCACTTTAATCACTACATGGTCGGCCTGCGCAAAGGTAAAGCCGTTAGTCTTGGTTGCTCCACGCAAGGTATACCAAGCCCTGACACTGTTAGGATCCATCCCCAGATATTCACCTATCGCGGGCGCTACCTTCAGGCTGGCTGCCCCTTTCCCCATCTCGCTCTGCTTGATAAACAATGTTTTGACCGGATGCGCCTTGAGGAACGCCGCCAATGGTTCGCGCTGGGGGGCTGGCAACTTGGCCAGCAGATCACTCAAACCCTGGGCGGTGACACCTTTGACACTGGAGAAGGCGCTCTCCACTATCCGCTCTGGCAGGCGCTCGGCCAACGCAGGCTTGGCTGCTTCTCGCTTGGCCACCACCTTGGTCAGGTCGGCAGGAGTCTGGGGCCGATAATCAAAGCCGGGATCGATACCTCTGGGGATCTTGTGCAACTCCCCGGTGGCCTTGTCCACCCACTCATATTCGCCATCGTCCGGGGCCTTGCCGACCACCAAGCCGCGCCGCTTGAGGTCGGCCTCGGAGAGCAAGAACTTCTTGCACTTGCAGCCATAGCCATTGCTCGGGCTGTGTGTCTCCCACCAGGGGTGATCCACCGGCAGCACCAGGTTGTTCCACTTGAGGTGCAACTCTCTGGGGTGCTCGGAGTCCCCATGACGATAGAGCGCATAGGGGCGTTTGTGCTTGATTCGCTGGATCTGCTCTTCACGCCCGGCGTTATAGCTCTGGCGCAGGTTGGTCTCGAAGATAACCTGCGAACGCCAGGACGCGGGCCCGGTATGCTCCCAACCGTGGCGGGCCACAATCTCCTTGAACGCCTTCTGAAAAGCCCCGATGGATTGCCCTTCACTGATCGCCTTGTCTACCGCCCCGCGCAGGTCAGCCAGCAGATCGGTCTTGGTGGCCCCCGCCACCATAAAGGCGCGGTTATGGGCATCGCGCCACACATCGGCCCAGCGTTCGCTCGGCATATCGAGCTTCTGGCGAAAGAAGGCGATCGCCTCGGCAAAGGGCAAAGAACCATAGCGAACGGGCATCAGCGCCCCTCCTCCATCTCAAGTATCCCGAGCAGCTCGCTGGCGGCGATGGCTTGCGCCATCAGCGCCCCCAGTTCGTCATGGCTGAGCTCTGGTTCCAGTGCCAACAAGCCATCCCGGATCTCTTCCAGGGTAGTGGCTTGCATCACCAGCGCCTGGACAGCATCGGTCATCCCCGCCAGCAGAGGGGCCGCCTCGGCCTGCAGCCGGGCCAACTGGGCATCGTTGTTATCCCCCTTGTCGGCCTCACCGTTACTTGCAGCCAGCGCGGCCAGCCCCTTGTGGGCAAGCTGTGCCTTGAGCGCGGCCTCTCCCTGCCCGGTCTGTTTGTCCACGATGATCAGCACCTCTTCCCCCTCCTTGGGGGTCGGGATCTGCAACTTATCTCGCACCCACTGCGCCGGGATCTGCATTCCCATCCCCACCAGGGCCCGCAGTGGATACGCCAAATCGCGCATATCCTCCGGCTCTGTCACATCAAACTCCAATCGGGGGCAGCGGCGCGGCCCCTGATAGCTCTTGCCGTTAAGGGCATAGAGCGGATAGACCAGATCGCGGGTCAGGGTAGCGGCCAGCTGACGCAGGTCGGCATCCCGTACCTCCTGGCGCACCTCGTTATGGACATTGCCCAGGGCATTGGTCGAGCTCTTGCCATCGGCCTGTGAGGTCAAGGTGCCCCCCAAGATGGCCTTGCTCATGGAACGCTCGCACCACTCCATCATCACCACGAAGGGATCAGCCTGACCGCTGGCGGCGTTCTCGAACTCAATCTCCATCCCGCGCGGAATAATGCCCCCGGCGTTATGACCGATGGAGAGCACCGCCTGCAGCAGGGTGGCCTTCTCTTTCTCGGTCGCCCCTTCCGGGTATTTGCCGAGCCGCACCGGCAGGCCGTAGATCTCCAGAAACTCGGCAAGATCCCGCACACTGTAGTTCTTGAACAGGAACGGCCAGACCAAAGTGCGGACAAGGCCGGTGCGGGCCAGATACCCCGATTTGGACTTGGCCTTGTGCAGCAGCCAGCCAAACGGGTTGAGAGCAACCCCTTCCTGACTGCCGTCTCGCAAGCGCAGCTGATTGCGATCGTCCGGGTGGGTCTGGAACCAGGCAGGATCACGCCAGATGATACCCTTGGGGATTTGCAGCCCCTCGACCATCTCCCAGCCGCTGAACTCCTGGGCACTGAACCCCTTGAGGATCCCATCGGTGGCGTCAAAGATGGCATCATCCAACCAGGTGAAGTCCTCCAGCAGCTCCCGGATAAGCTCGGCATCACGCTTCTCGGCCGGGGTGGCGTTGCGGGGTGGCTCGATTGTCCAGCTCACCCCAAGCAGGGCACGGCGGCGTTTGCCAAGTTCGCTCTGCAGGTGGGCATCCTTCTCCTCCATGTCTTCGGCCAGCTCGCACTGGGCGATCAGGCCACCTTCCTCGGCCTCTTTCAGTGCAGCTGCTGCTTTGCCGGGGGTCAGCCCGATGGTCGGATGATCGCTGTAGTGACGGCGCAGCTGGGCCAACTTGGCATCGTTCTCGGTCTGCGGCTCTTTTTCCAGGCTCATGGCTTTGCCATGGATATCAATGATCCTGCCCATTACCAGGCTCCTCGCTCATATCGGTGATAGTCATCGTTGTTGTCGCTGCCATGGTCATCACGTTTACCTGGTAGTGGGGTGAACTCGATGGCGCCCCCCTCCATCCAGCTGGCCCGCACCGCCATGGCCAAGGCCACAGCAAAGTCACCGTGGCGCTGTTGGCCCCCTTGGCCGGTGTTCTTGCCCTTGTCGATCTTGGGGATGCCGTTGATGACCTGGATTTTCCCCAAGTCATCCTGCACGTCCGCATGGCGCGGGATGGTCAGGTTGCCATCCTCAAACTCTGCCTTGAGCTTGGGCATCCACTCCCGATACCAGGGGTCATTGAGCATCACGCACTCGATCATTCCGGCCCCCCAACGCAAGCGGGCCGCCTCTGCCAGATAGCCGCCGTTACCGGTGGCATCGAAGGCCGCCGCCGTGAAACGGTGCAGCCCCTGCAGCAGGTAGAACAGGATCTGGCGCTGACTCTCATAGGGGGCATTGACCAGCTCCACCACAAAGGGCACCCGTTTGCGCAAATTGGTGGAGATAGATAGCGGTACGAACACCGACAAGTCCCCTTTGCGAGCGAAGTCCTCTCCCAACACATGACGGCAACTGCGATCGAGTGCTTCCAGACAGGGCTTGAGGTTCTCCTCGCACCAGATATCCACCACCGCCTTGCGGATCTCCTCGCTCTGCAGTTCGAAGTCTTTGGGGGCGGTAAAGCGCAGGATGGGGATATCCGGTTGCATCGCCCGCTCGATCAGGGTGCGCTTGATATAGACGCCGCTGCTCTGCTTGGGTACGCAGAAATACTCCTCAAGGGCGTCCTCTTCGGTGGCGGTGGCCTTGAGCAGCCCCGCCTTCCAGGCGTCCTCGGCTTCCTGTGTCCAAAGGCCGCCCTTGACCTGGCAGATCCGGCGATAGAGCCCCTGGCGGCAAGCATCGTCCAGGCTGATGGTATGGATGGAATACTCTTTACGGCCCGCTCGGCTGTCGTTGATGAGCTGGTTAAACAGGTTATCGACGCCGTTATGGGTACTGATCAACCGCACCTTGGAGCCCCACATGGTCAGCGCCATGGCGGCCTTGAGCACCTCGGCCAGTCGGTCGTGGAAAGCGGCCTCATCGATGGTCACATTGCCCTGCATCCCCCGCAGGTTGGAGGGGTTGCTGGAGAGCGCCTGCACCTTGAAACCCGAGGCGAAATAGACCACGAAGGTGAGGATGGCTTTATCCTCATCGTCGGTGAACACCTCCTCCTGGATCTCACCGGCCGCCTTGTTGTACGCCTTGGCCCACATCGCCACTGCATCGATAAACTCGCGGGCCATCTCCTTGTTGCTGCCCACATAAAAGTGGTGGCAACCCCCAGCCGTCTTGGTCTTGGATGCCGTCAGAGCAGCGTCAGCAGCCTCCGCCCAGGTGATACCGGTACGGCGGCTCTTCTCGGCAATCTTGAGCGGGCTCTCGTCGGCAATCCAGATGCGCTGGTACGGCAGCAACACCTCGTCGGGGCTGTATTCGGTACCCAGGGTCTGGGCCAACTGCTGGGCGATCGTGCTCATCAGGCAATCCCCAATATTTCACGGCGAATGGCGGCGGCGGCCTCACCACTCAAGCCCGCCTGAGTCACGATGGCTTCGGTCTTGGCGGCGATCTCTTCGGCAAATGCCTGGCGGATCTCTTTCTCCCGCTTATGACTCTGCATGGCCGTCGATTCGAGCCGCTGGGCCGCCAGCATGGCGTTTTTCAGCATGTCGATATCCACCGCCTCCTCCGGGTTCTGCACCTGAGCCAGCATCGCCTTGAACAGCTGGGAACGACCCAGCTCCAGAATGAGCTTGGTGGTCTCCCCCATCGGCTTGTCGCCAAGCTGGGAGGTCAAGGCGGCCGTGGTTTCTCGCAAATCCCGCAGGTGCTGGCCGACCTGTTCAACCTGGCTGGCATGACGGCTCAACCCGGAGCGGGAGAGCTTGAGATCATCGGGCAACCCCGCCTCCTCGATCAGGCCGTTGATTTCATCCAGGATAGCGGCCTGACTGTTGCCCTTGTCCCGCAGCATCTCGTTGAGCGCGTTGCGGATAGACTCAGGCAGCAGCCACACCTTGCTTGCGCGGCCTCGGGTCGGTTTATCGGCCATGGTCAATCCTCCGCTCGGGGCTTCTTGACGCCGGGTACCGTTGCACGGCCCTCTGCCGCGTCCTGGCCCCGACCGGTCAGGTGAGCCACCTGCACCGTGGCCAGTCGCTCGATGCGTACCAGCCCCTGCTCTTCCAGCCAGGCAAGCAGGGTCTTAACCCGATCCCGCGTCACCCGGCCGGTACCCAGCTGATCGAGGCAGTCATTGAGGATTGACTCGTTGGCGGCACCACCGATATCCAGCAGGGAGCGCAGGATCACCAGTCGCTGCTGGGCGTCCAATATTTGTTGAATGCTCATGGCTTCTCCTTCTGTACGGCGGCAAGCTCATTTTCCAACAGCAGATCGGCAAGGCGGCGGGCTTGACGCAGCTCCGGTTTGACCTCCCGCAACTCCCCCCGCAGCTCGCTGATCTCCAGCTGCAGCTTGTGCAGCTCACGCTCGCTTGGCAGATCAGCCAGTACCTGCTCCACCCGCTGCACTCTCTGCACCAGGGCTGTGAGGTCTTCGCGCTTGGCGTAGGTCTTGGAGAGCAAGATGATGACCACCAGCCCAACCAAACTGGCCAATGCATAAAGAGGCCCCCAGTTCTTAACGATGAATTCCCACACGGGTCGCCTCCTTGCGCTCATACAGGGTCTGGCACTCGATACAGCGCTCGGCACCAGGCTCGACTGCAAGGCGGGAGGGCGGAATGGCTTCGTCACAATCGCAACAGATACCATCGCCGTGTGGCCTTGCCCTGTTCTGGTGGGCTTCGATAATGCGCCCAGTCCGATCGGCATCGGCCAGCTGGGCACGGTCTATGAGGTTTGTCACATGACCTCTCTCGTATGGCTACTAACGGACGGTATGGGTCGCCTTGATGCGGCCCCAGATGGCGAGCAGGCCACCCACCGCACTGGCCAGATCCACCAGGGTGGATGCCAAGCTGGCTTGGGTACCCGCATCGACCGGCACACCGAACAGGCCCGCAATACCGGCCCCCACGGCAATCACACCACCGATCACGGTGCGGCTTTTGAAGGCAGACTTCGCTTGAGGTAACAGGGAATCAGGCATGATGGACTTCCTTTTGTTGAGGTTGGGAATGACGGGCACGGGCCCGCAGGCGATCCAGTTCGGTCACCGAACGCCACCCTTTCTCGAACAGGGATTGACGGGTCTTGTGGTGGCTATAGAGCGGGATCGCCTTCGGGTCAGCGATCTGATTGGCCAGAGCGGCCTTGAGATGGGCTTTGCGCCCATCCTTGAAGCAAGCGAGATAACGGGGGTTCTTGAGCTCAGGAATGCCAAAGCAGCCCGCAGCCTGGATCGCGGCCGCCGCCTGCTGTTGCTTGATGGTCAGCACGCTCATGCCACTACCTCGCCAACCACGTCGGAAAGGAGGTAGCTCTGCAGACGCAGCAGCCGGTTGATCCAGCCATCGGCATTGGCCCACTGGCTCGGGTCTTTGCGCACAATGCCGTGCATGAAGCTGGCCCGCTGCATCATCAGCGCCAGCAGGAACTGGCCCTCGCCCTTGGCGCCCAGTTGCTGCTTGAGCCTGCCAATCGACACCGGGCCAAGGCGACCATCTGCCATCACCCCCAAGACCTGCTGCAGCTGTTGGATGGCGCGTTTCGGCCCGTGATGCACCGCAGCATCAAACACGGCGATAGAGAGGGCCGGGCTTAAGCTCGCAATCAGGTCACAGCGGGCGGGCGCCCAGTAGTTCTGGCGGTAAAAGGGCTCGGTATGGGCCGGGGTCAGATCCCCGATAGCAATATCGGGTACTCCATCCCGATCGAGGTCGGCCATGCCGTCCTTCTTGCCATCGGCGGCATCGGCGATGCCGTACTTGGTATGGCCACCACGGTCAGCGTGATGGTTGACTTCGCCCCCTTCCACATCGGGACGAAGCAGCCATTTAAGTGCGAGTGATAACATAAAGGCCCCTCGGTGAACTGCGTTATCAGCAGCGTACCGAGGGGCCTCTATGGCATGGGTTTATGGTGGGTTAGAACTATGGCTTCTTAGGCGGCGGCGTGGTTGGGCTTGCTCCGCTACTTTTCGGGGGCTGGTATCCATTGGTATTAATACCATTTGGTTTCGGCTTTGGTTGATATCCATCCATGCCAATCCCAGAATTACCCTTTGGGGGAGACTTAGGGTTGTTATTCGACATAATTCAGTCTCGTATCATGGTTTTTTGGGAGGAGGTTGTGTCGCATCAGTACCACTACTTCGGATAGGTTGATATCCGTTTGTTGCTAACTCACTATCGTTTCTTTGTATAGGACGAGTCACGAGGCTGTCAGTATCTCTTACAGGGATATGGTACAACTCAGGTTTATCTTTAGCAGGTGGAATAGCCATTATTTCCTCTCAACTATGGCTTCTTCGGGGGTGGGTTTGTTGGGCTACTGCCACTACCCGTAGGCTGATAGCCGCCTTTAACGCTCGATGTGCCAGAACCCCCAGAATCCTTGGGTTGATAACCATGTTTCTCAACGCCACTAGGGTGACGAGAATTATTATTTGAATTGTTTGACATACACACTCCAATTTAAGTTAACTTTAATTCTTAAAGAACTCTAAATATAAAATCTCAGATGACAATATCATAATACCTTCAGAGCCTACTTTAACTCTTTCAAAACCTCCATCATCATTAATAACCCACGATTCTTCCAAGTACATTTGCTCGGAGGCTGGAGAACTAGAAACAAATGACTTCCCACTATAAAGACCTCCAATTCGCTCACCAGTTTTAAGCGTGACAATAACCCAATAGCTCTTTTGAAGAGAAAATACATAATCCCAAGGCTTTTCAATTGGATGTCTTTTGAAGAATTTTGTTCTAATCTTAACCCATAAGTAAGTTATTAAAATGGGGGAAATGAACAACACCAAAACATAAAAAATCACATAGAGCCACATGTGTATATTCTTTAGTTGACTAGACTCAACCATATACACAAACGGTAGCCATATCATATAGTTTATACAACTATATGTAGCCGCATCAATTAACTGTTCAGACGATGATTTTGGTGCTGCAACAATAACAAATACGTCATAGGCTTTTATCGCCAAAAATCCAGGCATGACGAAAGCTATAAACATCATTAGCTTATTGATTTCAAATAACTCTAAACTCATGCCTATACCCTGCTCACCTACAATATCAGCAGTGTATACCTCAGATTGCCGTATGGAAACCAGTCTCCTCCCCTTCCAAGACCGAGCCTTTAACTAAACATATCAAGTTGTGACCTAGATCTACTCAGTTGCCGCTGTTCTGCCACCACCGCATAGGTCTGCGGCACAGACAGCCCGTGCTTGCGGACATAAGAGCGGGTCGAAATCTCTGTGGAATATCCTGAACGTTCAACCCTGTAGACTACTAAAGCATCGCAGTATTTGATCCCAGTTGTCCTTGTACTTTGCTTTTTTTTCCGGCTGAATTTTGAACAAGGGTACTTTGGCATTCCAATCCACCGAGCGGCTGACGTGCTCACTGGGCACCACTAGCATCTCAGGCTCACGATGGAGATCTTCCCAAATATTGCAAAAAACATAAAAGAAATTTGCTGAAGGGCTAGGCTGGTGCTTGCCGACCATCCATTGCCTCGGCTGGCTTTTACCTTGAGATGACTTCACCTGAATGCTGACCACGCTTTTACCATCATCTGTCACCAACATATCCACCCCCTTGGTGCCAGCATTCATTAGCGCCGTAGACAGGCCACGTCGGCTGAGATGAAACGCAACCAAGTATTCCCCTGCATCACCAATCGTCCGGTTATCCATTCTTTACTCACATCTCAATAAATTTTCCTGACGTTAAATGAGTCCATCCTAAATGAAAACCCCGCTTGCACGGGGTTCTGCATTTACTGTGACTCTTATCGCTAAAGATGCCCAAACATATCGAGCTGATGCCGTCGCCGGTTGAGTTCGCGCTGTTCAGCCACCACCGCATAGGTCTGTGGCACCGACAGATCATGCTTGCGCGCAAGCTGGTCAATATTGCGGCCGTTGAACTCATCCCAAATAGCCCGGTCACGCAGCGCGGCCTTGAGATGATCCCCGGTGGGGATGTAGTAGGCTCGCCCCCCCATGTAATGGGCCTGTACCAACGCCAACTTGCGGGCCTGAGCCTTGGCCAGCTCCGGCTCCATCCCCCCTCTGACCAATTCGCATGCCAGCACATCGACCAGCTCACTCAGGGCTTTTGGCCATTTGGCCGTCAGTTCGGTGGTCGGGATCTGATCCAGGCGATCGACAAGCTGCCCCAGCGACTCATGATCATCGGCGAACAAGTCCAGATTCTCAGCGTTAACGTCCATCACTCATCTCCTCAAACGCCGCCACAACGGCCTGATACCCGGCCACTCGCCCGGACTTCCCATTGGTGGGGACGGTTTTCTTGGCCACGACAAGCCGGGCAACCAGCTCCCGCTTGTGCCAGTTTTTCAGCGACTCAAGCACCTGGTAAGCCAACCCATCGGTGAGCCAGGCCACCTCTGCCACGCCGATGCCGTTGTTAAGCCGCACCGTTTGTCGCTCAACATAGTGATTCAAAGCCGTCTCACTGCCATCACGCAGCAGACCATGGCGGTGCATGGTGATCCATACTGCCCGGATCACGTTTATCTCGGCGGTTTTGGCATGGGCCCCACGGGCCGGGCTTAAACGCTTGCGCCCTCCCGCTTTAACAGCCCCTTTAACAGGGCGTTTAACCGTCGGTTTAAACCCTGCCCCTTTCATGGCCAGCAGCACCTTGTCCAGCTCCGGGATCGTCAGCTCGGCCGCCGAACGCTTGCCGCTCTGCTGCTCCAGCAACGCCCGATAGGTCTCCTCATCGAGCCCCAGGGTGCGCCTGCCAACCTGAACCAGACGGATCAGGCGGGTACGATCACCACTCTGCGCAGCATTTGGCTGATTGTTAGCTAAGGTGTTCAATTCCCCCTCCCCGTCTTTTTCATCCAGATTTGCCCGGCAGCCATCACGTCAGGCCCACTGCGCCACTGAGGGCAATGGCTATCGAGCCACTGCTCTGCCTGCTGCTGGCTCAGGTTGCCAAACTTCATTACGTAGGCCAGCAGTCGTTGCCAGTTAGACATGGCCATGGCTGGCCTCCAGCACCGCCGTTCTGGCTTGCTGCAGTTCAGCCACCAGTTGCCAGCGCATCTGGCTTGCTTCCCCCGCCAGGGCAAATAACCCCTGGGCGCGGGCCTCTCTAATAAACTGTTTGAGCTGTTTGCACACAGCCCGTTTTTCAGCGGCCGCCAGTGCAATGGCTGCGGTGCTGAATATCTTGGTAAGCCGAATATCCATCTCTGTTTTAGTCATCGCCGTGCTCCTTTATCGAGGCGGTGAAGACCTGGGCCCAGGTCGGCTGCTCATCAGTGCCCGGCCACCACGCCGGGCAGACAGGGCGGCATTGCCTCCCTGTTTCGCATCGGGCCATTACTCGAACTGCAGTGGCTTCGCCCCTTGATACTCCTCGGCATTGAGGGGGGCAGGCCCCAGCCCCAGCGCCCAGAGCAAGGCGGCCTTGATACCATCCTCATATGTATCGTCGGGGTAGCAGGTACCCTCGGTTTCAGTGATCTGCTCACAGAGCTGCAGTTGCTCCTCGGCCATATCCACGTTGATTTCCATCGCGTCTCCCTCCTTCACAACTTGGCCAGATCCAGGCTCATCTGGATGTAACGCCCCAGGGTGTCACGCTCATAGAGGCGCAGATATTGGCTGGTTCCGGTCACCTGAATAGCATCGGCGATCGCCTGCATGGCCTGCTCCCACTCGGCGTCTTCAATATTCAACTGGCGCAGAGAGAGCACCTGATTCACGTCGATATGACCCGCCTTGGAGACCCGAAACGCGTGGTCAACCAAGGCCCGCAGCTTGGCATCAGCCCCATCGCTCCAGCGGGCGATGCACTGGTCAATCAGTACCTTGGCGGCCTGGATCCGTTCATCAAATTTGCGGTGCTCCCCCACCGCCCGAATGAGCTTGTAACGACCATCAAAACTGAGCAGGGTCACGTTGCCCTTGGTACCGCCCCACGCCACGCCATACTGCTCGGATGACAGGTCAACAAAGTCGTTGATCTGCTGCATGGCGCTAATCTTGAAGGCGGCCAGCTGCGAACGCTGCTCGCGGGCAGCCGCAATGACGCCCATCACCACTTCATCGCGCAGCTTGTCAGCCGGGGCGATCAGGTTTTCCGGTACCCAGTGCCCTTGGGCGTTCTGGCGCATCGGGGTTGTACTGCTGGTTTGTGCTTCTTGCATGGGCTTCTCCTTAATGGTTCTTGTTGCTGCCGGGCATCTGATAGCACACGGCGGCAGCCTGCTGTTTCACTGGGCCGAGTACCTGCTCTTCCAGGTGAGTCGCACGGCAAAATTCGAGGAACTTGGGTAATTGGCACAGCACGACCTTGGCCAGTGCTTCGTCTTCGATATCGAGCTCTATCTTGGCCATCTCCATTCTCCTTATTGGCGCCAGTGCAGCAGGCAGCCGCCAAAGCGCACCAGGGCGACCTCCCGAACCACGCCAGCCAGGCATTCGCGGCTTAATACGGCGCGGGCCTTCATTGCTTGTGGCAAAGGGCCAGTGACGGCCAGCAGCGGGGTGTGGCGCACCTGGCTGGTGCGGACTTCATATCCTCTGGCCGTCAACCAGTGGCTGAGCTGTTCGGCAGTCTTGTGCAAATTGCTGCGCAGATTCTTTTTCATCCCGTTCTCCTTGTGATTCATCACCGGGCCCACTGCTTATTCCGAGCCCAACCCCTGCCAACCGTTATTTGCCTTCTTGCTTGTCGAGCAGTCGGTTGTATTTGATACCCATGATTTTCAGTTCTTCCGCCAGCAACTCACTCAGGATGCGCAACGACGAACTGGCATTCTCGCCATCGCTCTTGGCCTGACGGCGTAACCTGGAGAGGGTGGCCTCGGCGTCATAGCGAGCCGTTTTCTGTGACCCTTTGCCCTGCTCTACCGATAACCGCATCGGGCGGCGCAGTTGTTGCTCCTCTGTCAATTGGCTATGGGGACAACCTGAGCGGCAAGCCTTCCAGAGCTTGATATCCATCGGGCTGCTACCCACGTCACTGGGGCCACGGCGTTGATGGGCCAGGCACTGGTGAGCCGGGATATCCCCCAGAATGGGACACCTCACCTTGTTGCCCATCAGGGCCCCCTCCACTAAGGTCTGTACCCTTGCCATATCGCCGGGATACTTTTCGTTGCAGACTTGGCTGATGGTGGTGCGAGAAAGCCCAAGCTTCTCTGCCACCTGGGCCAGCGAGCTGGCCGCCACTTCGGCCTGCAATACTTCAAGCCACGTGCCCATGCTCACCCTCCTCAAACTGGAATGGATAAAGCCGCTGCTGGTTCTGATCCCAACAACCGTTTTCTCTTTTCATCGGAGAAAAGCGCCCCGTATCACGGATCAATTGATAGATGTTTGTAAGTCCGTATTTGTCCTGAACAGACAGCCTTGGATTAACCCTGACAGCCAATCTCACATAGCCCGCCAGAACCAATTGATTGGTGTAATGCCAAGCAGTATTGCGGTTGGTATTCGCAGTAATCATCAGGTCAGTCAGAGTAAATCGGCGACTTATCTTCATGGTGTTCCAGAGCTTCTGTTGCACGGTTTTGCGCTTGCTACGACACTTGTTATACCGGCGTTTAACCGTCAGACCTTCGGCATCCAAAGGACGCACACCACTACCCAGTGGGGGCGATATCGTAGGATCCACGACTTGATAAATTCGCTGCCGCCTCTGAGCTTTGGGTGATATGAGTCGGATATATCCACCAGATAGCCAAGCGTTGATAACCCGATACATCTGTTGCTTATTGATCTCGACACCTTTGATGACCTCTTGCACAGAGAAGCTCTCTTGCTGACAGATCCAATTCCAGGCGAACTCTGTTTTGGTTTCGTTTTTTGTCTGAACCACTGGTATCCCTCCCGTGCTCTTTGCTTTTATCGCAGTGCATTAACACCGCTAACGGCTACGGCGCACGTCATGCAGCAAGTCGCTGGCGTCTACATCTTCCAGACGGATGATGTGAGCGTCAGAAGCCATAGCCATCTTCTCGATCTTGTCGAGGGCTGAGACGATGGTACGAACCACCCCGTTGGAACGTTTGCGAATGAGATCCAGCAAGGCATCGTCAATTTCCACGTCCACCTCCAGCATTTCGCTGGCAATCAGGGACACGTCATCGAGATCGGCCGGTTTGAACTCAATCCATTGGGAGATACGGTTAAACAGCTGCTTGCGCTGGCTAATCCGGCGGGCAATCTCTTCCATCCCGACCAGGATCAGGGGTTGTTCGGTGGCATCGTAGATATCGCGCAGGGTCTCCATGATGCGGGCATTACCGACCACGTAATCGGCTTCGTCCACGAAGATGGCCAGCTCTTCGGCCCGCACGGCTTCGACAATGCTATCGACCTGGGCCCGCAGGTTGTGGCGCTGGGGGATGCCGATCTCTTTGGCTATCTGCTCCAGCAGGCTGGTGACGGTATCGGCCTTGTAGCAACGCACATAGATCCCGTTCACTTCGTCCTGGTTGAACAGCCATTCCACGGCGGTGGTCTTGCCAAAGCCGGAGGGGCCGTGGATCAGGCCAATGCCCGGCACTATGCTGGAGCGGTTGAGCAAGTTGTCGAGCAGTTGCTCGGTCTTGATCATGTTTTTGACTTCAACGATCTTGTGTTTCATAGTGTTTATGTCCTTTATCTATGGTTTAAACAGGGCTGCACGCTTAACCTTTTGCCTGGGCATTGCGTGTGGCCCTGATGCTTTCCAGATGCCTGCTAATCCGTTTTGCTGGCAACTTGTGGCTATACAGGTACTTGGTCAGCCACTCCTTCTCCCGCTCGGTCAGCGGGGTATCCAACTCCTTCTCTGCCAAGTAAATTGCCTGCTCATACTCGGTCTTGAGAGCTCTGGACTCTTGCCCTGCCGTTGCTTGCTGGCGGGCAGCTTTCTCTTCTCGCCTGGCCTCAATGGCGGCCAGCTCCGTAGCACTGAACCCGACCGGCACACTGGATGCCGCAACCCCAGTCAGGGCAGCCAGCGCCGGGTTGTCGAGGTTCAGATCCGAGCGCTTGAACTGGGCAACCTCCTTGGCCTGATCGACAAAGTGATTGACCACATCCTGGTGCAGCTGGTCGATGCCAAATGTCTTGGCCACATTGCGCATCTCGCGGCGGAATCGGGCCAGTACCTTGGCATCCTCACGCTTGGCTGCACGGAATGCGTCTGGGCTGATGCCATTTCCGAGCAGATCGGTATTGATGGCCTCCACTCGGTCTCCCCAGTCTCCGGTGCGGTATAAGGTGGCGCGACCCACATCGTTGGGATCGAGAAAGACGCTGACCCGCTGGCTCTTCCAGGAGTGCTCCAATAGCTCCGGGGCGCTATATTTCAGGCCACCGGCCTTAATAAAGCCTTTGGAGACGGTCGCCTCACCGATATGGTTGAGCAGCAGATCCAACGCAGACTCATCGGTGATGGCGCGGCGCTGATAACGGGCACTCTGGTACTTCTCGTTTGGGGTCATCCCCAGTGAGCTGTGCTTTTTGTTGTGGTAGCGGGCATCCAGCCAGTTATCGAGCAGGGTCTGCAGCTCTTGTGCTGTCATCGCCAACTCAAAAATCTCTTTTTCTGCATCCGGTTTGCGCTTCTCTTCCAACCGCTGGGCAAAGCTCTTGCGGGCTTCAATCACCTGTCTGTCAGCCACGCAGTGGCCTATATAGGAGGGCAACAACTCGATCAGGCCGTGGCTCAGGGTGCGGAAAAATCGCTCGATAAAGGGCTTTTCCCAACCCGAATAGGCATTGGATCGGCTGACATTGATATCCAGCAGTGTGCAGATCGACATGACCCGCTGACTCACGTAGTCAGAGCCGTTATCGGTACGCATCACACCGTTGTCATTGAGGGTGCCCCAGGCCAACAGGGTCTTGCGCAGCAACAGGCAGATCCCCTCGCTGGATGAGCTCTTGGCCACCAGCAAACGAACGCGGCGAGTAAACACGTCGATCACCGCGATAATGCTGTGACGGCCATCCACCAACATGGCATCGACCGGGGTGCTGTCGAACTCCCACACATCGTTCGGTTGACCCATCCAGGGGTACATTTCCTCGATGGCAGTACGGTATTTGTTGTTGTAGGCATCCGGGTTGGTGGCATAGGTAAAGGCCACTTTGTTTTCAGCCAACCACTTGACCATCCAGCGGCGCAGGGATGACTGACTGGGGATATGCCATCCCAGCTTGTTCATCGCGCTGTACTCAGTGGCGAGCTCATGCAGAGCGCCCCACTTATTGGCCAGGTGTGGCTTGGCAGTCACCAATGCGGTAAGGAACTGGGCCAGCTCAGGGCTTTGCTCAACGGTTGAGGGCCGTTCACGCTGATAATTGCCAGCCAGTGCGGCTGGGCCTTCATTGGCCAACGAGCTTTGCCAACGGCGCAGCGTGATCAGGCTAAACGGTTTTTGCCGCTCATAGACGCTGGCTGGCAACTGCAGGCTGCGGGTACGGTATGCCTCGATAAAAATCCGGCGTCCCACCTCTCCTTGCTGGCAGGCGTGATAGGGCGTCAGAAAGATATCGGCGGCCTGCAAAATCAGCAGTCTGGCATCTACTTTTTTGCGTGGGGCTTCGCTCAAGGTCAGCAGTTTGCGGCCAGCATCAGGCTTGGCCGGTCTCTCTCGCTCCAGTAACTTGGCCATCGCCTTGCCGCCAGCACTGTGATCGGTCACGGCCTGACCTTGCTGAGCCACAGCCTGCTCTGCCAAATGGCGGCGGGTTTCTGCTGGCAATGAACTGATGTGGAACTCGCTGCCTTTACCTATTTCCCTTGGTCTGGATTTCCAATTTTCTTTGCTCGCTCGGATCCGAATTGCACGATCTGTTGCAGGCAGACCAGGTAAACCGGCCAGTTTAATCGAAGTAAACCACTCACTCATGGTCGTGCTCCTTACCTGACTCGGCCCCTTGCTGGTAACCAATGAACTGATACAGCTCTTTCATGATCCTGTCGGCAAGGGCTCCATCCCGTGGTAACCGGTTAGTGTCAGGCGCGTACATTTGAACATACAGCTGGACTGTTCGTGGGTTGTAATCACGAGACAGGGCCCATGCACGACAGCTAGAGCCTTTGGCCACTAGGTGTGCGTGTATGTGTTTCGCGCTTCGTATTTCCATCGGTTCATTCCGTGTTAATATCCGTTGGTTATTCGCATTGCGTAGGCATCACATTTATACGCATTGCGAACATTTGTGATTATTGATCCGTTTCGTACGCACGTCAATCACTGGGAATGATAAGTACACGTTTCCGATGCGTACAAATACACGCACAGTGGAATTCGATTCTAACTGTTTGATTTAAAAGGGATATGATGGAATCGGAAAACGAGAACCAGATCGGAAATACAGATCCGTTTCTTAGGAGTGGGATCGGATCCTTCCCTGAGCGTTTAACTGAGGTCATTGGTACCCAAAGCGTGCGCTCATTCGCAGAAGAGATCGGACTCTCAGAGGGGGCCGTACGCGCCTTTTTAAAAGGTCGTCTGCCCAGAGCTGATGACGCTCTCGCCATCGCACGGGCAAAAGGCGTTGATTTGGTTTGGTTACTGTCAGGTAGCTCAGCCGATGAGCCAACATCAGCTAACCTATCGACTCACGCGCTCAACGAAGAATCAAAAAAATACAATAATATCAATGCGATATCAGATGCTTCCATTTGCTACAAATGGGAGGAGTTTGATGAAGAGTATGCCCTGATCGATGGCTACCACATCTCAGTGAGTGCCGGGCATGGCGCGTTTAATGATGACCATAGCGTTAAACGCAGGCTGGCGTTCCGCCGTAAGTGGCTCAAATACCGGCAGTTGAATCCAGATAACCTGGTAGTGGTATTTGCCAAGGGGGATAGCATGGAGCCAACCATCCATTCTGGCGACTCTATCCTGGTGGATATCAGCCGCAACCAGATCCAGGATGGTGGCCTGTTCGTGCTGCGGTTAGGGGATGAACTCTACGCCAAGCGGCTGCAGAAGCGGGTTGATGGTGGAGTGAACATCATCAGCGACAATAAAACTGGATACGAAACACTGGCGGTTATGCCGAACGAGCTGGACTCGTTGAGCATCATTGGCAAGGTGGTTTGGCTCGGGCATGATTTTTTTTAACCCAATTTATCCTAACACCCGCCCCTGTCAGGATTTAATGACGTTGCATGCCAGCGGTTTAAGAATCCAAAGCAAAACCAGGCATCAAGTCTGGTTTTTCATTTTCAGCGCATGGACTAGCCGTTTGACCCGGTAGTTTTCATTTTGCAGTTAAACTCCCTGGTTTAACTGCATCGTGCCACAAGCCCCGCCACTCCTGAGTTTGTCCCGCCATCTCCCACTTGTTTTCACCAGCTCCCGGTTTTTTCATTCTTGGTGGTGGGTTACAGCACGCAAGAAGGTCAAATCGGCCGATATCGTGCTCTATCACAAGATGGGCTTGCCACTGGCGGTGATCGAGGCCAAAGCCAACAAGCATGAGATTGGCAAGGGGATGCAGCAGGGGCTCGATTATGCCCGTCTGCTGGATGTGCCGTTCGTATTTGCCAGCAACGGCGATGGTTTTGTATTTCATGACAAGACCAATCCGGCCAAGCTGGAATCCGAGATCGCGCTGGAGGACTTCCCCAGCCCCGGCCAGCTTTGGGACAAACTCTGCACCTGGAAGGGCTACACCCAGGCACAGCTGCCGGTCATCAGTCAGGACTATTACTCGGATGGCAGCGGCAAATCTCCCCGCTATTACCAGCTGCAGGCCATCAACAAGACCGTAGAAGCCATCTCGAAAGGTGAGGATCGGGTATTGCTGGTGATGGCCACCGGCACCGGCAAGACCTACACCGCATTCCAGATCATTTGGCGTTTGTGGAAGGCGGGCGCCAAGAAGCGCATCCTGTTTTTGGCCGATCGGAATGCGCTGGTGGAACAAACCAAGCGTAATGATTTTCAGCCTTTTGGCTCGGCCATGGCCAAGGTCACCGGGCGTACTGTCGATCCTGCCTATGAGATCCACCTTGCCCTCTATCAGGCGCTCACCGGACCAGAAGAGTCACAGAAAGCCTTCAAGCAGGTCTCACCCGGTTTCTTCGACCTGATCGTGGTGGATGAGTGCCATCGGGGCAGCGCCGCCGAAGACAGCGCCTGGCGCGAGATCCTCGAATACTTCTCATCGGCCACCCAGATTGGTCTCACTGCCACGCCCAAAGAGACCGCAACCGTCTCCAGCACCGATTATTTCGGTGACCCTGTTTATACCTACTCCCTCAAAGAGGGGATCGAAGATGGTTTTCTTGCCCCCTACAAGGTGGTGCGGGTCGATATCGATGTCGATCTGCAGGGGTGGCGTCCCACCAAAGGGCAGATGGACAAACAGGGCAACCTGATTGAAGACCGTATCTATAACCAGAAGGATTTCGACCGCACTCTGGTGATCGACGAGCGTACCCAGCTGGTGGCCGAAACCATCACCAACTACCTCAAGAAAACCGACCCGATGGCCAAGACCATCGTGTTCTGCAACGACATCGATCATGCCGACCGGATGCGACGGGCGTTGGTCAACCTCAACCCGGAACAGATGGCCAAGGATGAGCGCTATGTGATGAAAATCACCGGCGATGATGAGTTGGGTAAGGGGCAGCTTGAGAACTTCATTGAGCCGAAAAAGCCCTATCCGGTCATCGCCACTACTTCCGAGCTGATGACCACTGGCGTCGATGCCAAAACCTGCAAGCTGGTGGTGCTGGACCAAAATATCCAGTCCATGACCAAGTTCAAGCAGATCATCGGCCGTGGTACCCGCATTGACGACAAGTACGGCAAGCTCTGGTTCACCATTCTCGACTTCAAGAAGGCCACCGAGCTGTTTGCCGATCCCCGTTTCGACGGCGAGCCGGAGCGCGTCATGGTGATCAAACCGGCAGACATCAACAATCCGGATGAAGGCTTGGGCGATATCATCGGCGATGCCGATCTGCTGCCAACCGATGAACCCGGCGACCATGACGATCCGTTTGCTCCCGGAGTCGATGAACAACCCGGAAGCTACACAAGCGGTAGTGACGGTGGCCACAGTGGCGCAGGGAGTCAGGGCGCAGGTGGCCAGGGCGCAGGCCCGCTGGGTGGCCCCGAGCCCGGGGTCAGCAAGTATTATGTCAACGGCGTGGCGGTCAGCGTCATCGCCGAGCGGATGCAGTATTACGATGCCGATGGCAAGTTGGTGACCGAATCCTTCAAGGACTACACCAAAAAGACCCTGCTCAAAGAGTTTGCCACCCTCGATGCGTTCACCAAACGCTGGCAAGCCGCCGAACGCAAGCAAGCCATTATGGATGAATTGGCTCAGGCGGGCGTGCTGTGGGAGGTGTTGGAACAGGAAGTGGGCAAGGAGCTCGACCCGTTCGACCTTATCTGCCATGTGGTATACGATCAGCCGCCACTGACCCGCCGCGAGCGGGCCAACAACGTCAAAAAGCGCAACTACTTCACCAAGTACAACGACACCGCCCAGCAGGTTCTTACCAGACTGCTCGACAAGTATGCCGATCAGGGGGTGACCGAGATTGAGACCAAGGATGCGCTAAAGGTCGCCCCCTTTACCGAGTTGGGTCGTCCGCTGGAGTTGGCCAAGAAGGGGTTTGGTGGTCCCAAACAGTTCGAGCAGGCCATCACCGAACTGGAGCAAGAAATTTACCGTGAGCAGCAGAGCGCCTGACGACCTGACTGCTTCTGAACTACCATGCGGCCATTCCAATGATGGCCGCTTGTTTTATCGATCTTCCTGACGCATTCGCCCCTGTATTCGTCACCATTTTTGTAAAAAGCAGAGAATCCCATGTCATCCATCAGCTCAGTCATCAAATCCATTCAGGACATCATGCGCAAGGACGCCGGTATCGACGGCGATGCCCAGCGCCTCGGCCAGCTCTCCTGGCTGCTGTTTTTGAAAGTGTTCGACGCCCAGGAAGAGGAGTTGGAGTTTGAGCAGGATAACTACCGCTGCCCCATCCCCGAGCGCTTCCTGTGGCGCAACTGGGCGGCCGATAGTGAAGGGCTGACCGGCGATGCCCTGCTCGATTTCGTCAACAATGACCTGTTCGACAGCCTGAAAAACCAGCCTGCCAATATCGATCTCAACCCCCGTGGCTATGTGGTGAAAGAGGCGTTCAGCGATGCCTTCAACTACATGAAGAACGGCACCCTGCTCAAGCAGGTGATCAACAAGCTAAACGAGATCGACTTCACCGACAGCAGTGAGCGCCACCTGTTTGGCGACATCTACGAGCAGATCCTGCGCGACCTGCAAAGCGCCGGTAACGCGGGCGAGTTCTACACCCCCCGCGCAGTTACCCGCTTTATGGTCAACCGCATCGACCCCAAGCTAGGCGAGCGGATCATGGACCCGGCCTGCGGCACCGGCGGCTTTCTCGCCTGTGCCTTCGATCATGTCAAAGAGCACTATGTAGAGACCTCAGCCGACCATCAGACCCTGCAACAGCAGATCCTGGGGGTCGAGAAGAAACAGCTGCCGCACCTCCTTTGCACCACCAATATGCTGCTTCACGGCATCGAGGTGCCGGTGCAGATCCGCCACGGCAACACCCTCGACAAGCCGCTGTCGAGCTGGGATAGCGATATCGATGTGATCCTCACCAACCCACCCTTTGGCGGCACCGAAGAGGATGGCATCGAGCAGAACTTCCCGGCCGATCTGCGCACCCGCGAAACTGCCGACCTGTTCCTGCAGCTGATTATCGAAGTCCTTGCCCCAGCAACAAATGGCAAGGGCGGTCGCGCCGCCGTGGTGCTGCCCGACGGCACCCTGTTTGGCGAAGGGGTCAAAACCAAGATCAAGCAACTGCTCACCAGCGAATGCAACCTGCACACCATAGTGCGGCTGCCCAACGGCGTGTTTGCCCCCTATACCGGCATCAAGACCAATATCCTCTTCTTCACCAAGGGCCAGCCCACCAAGGATGTCTGGTTCTACGAGCACCCCTATCCAGCTGGGGTGAAGAACTACAGCAAGACCAAGCCGATGAAGTTCGAGGAGTTCGAAGCCGAGATTGCCTGGTGGGGCGATGAGGCTGACGGCTTTGCTGCCCGGCTAGAGAACGAACAAGCCTGGAAGGTCAGTATCGACACCATTATCGAGCGCAACTTTAACCTCGATATCAAAAACCCCCATGTCGGCGAGCAGATAAGCCATGACCCTGACGAGCTGCTGGCGCGCTATGCCACAGAGCAGGCCGAGATCCAGACCCTGCGTGACCAGCTAAAAGCCATTCTTGGCGACGCTTTGGGCAAAGGTGAGATCAAGCAAGAGGGGCAGGCATAATGGCGATCGAGAATCTGATTACCGACCATCTGGATCTCTGGACTGCGGCAGTGCGCCCCAAAAGCAGTGCCGGGCGCGGTAGCAACAGCAAGCGGGAACTCACCGGCATCAAAAAGCTGCGAGAGCTGATCCTGGAGTTGGCCGTGCGCGGCAAATTGGTACCGCAAGACCCCAGCGATGAACCCGCCTCCGTGCTGCTGGAACGGATTGCCACCGAAAAAACGCGGCTGGTCAAAGAGAAGAAAATTAAAAAGTCTAAAGCCTTGCCGGAAATAGGTGAGGAAGAGAAGCTGTTTGAATTACCTGATGGGTGGGAGTGGTGTCGGCTATCAGATATAGCATTTCCACAAGCAGGTTTCGCATTCAAATCAAATGGTTTTAATGAGCATGGGGAAGGCATTCCGCTAATCAGAATTAGAGATGTTGGGCAGGTCTTTTCTGGTACTTATTACAATGGTGAGTACAAGCCAGAGTTTGTTGTGATGAGTGGTGAATATCTTATCAGTATGGATGGCAACTTTCGTGTTGCTCCTTGGTCCGGCTCAGAGGCATTATTAAATCAACGAGTAACACGGTTAATGTTCTTCTTTGAAAAAACTGCAAAAAGATTCATAGCTGAATCATTACAATTGCGACTGATATCTCTTCAAGGGGTAAAAGCATATACCACTGTAGATCACTTATCTGGAGGGCAAATTGCAGAATCTGTAATTGCTATTCCCCCGCTTGCAGAACAACACCGCATCGTTGCCAAAGTGGATGATCTTATGGCCCTCTGCGACCAGCTGGAGCTGCGCAGCGAGTCGCAGTTGGCGGCCCACCAGACTCTGGTGGAGACCCTGCTCGCCACGCTGACAGACTCCTGCGATGCCGACGAGCTGGCGCAAAACTGGGCGCGGCTAAGCACCCACTTCGATACCCTCTTTACCACCGAGCGCAGCATCGACTCTTTGAAACAGAACATCCTGCAACTGGCGGTGATGGGCAAGCTGGTACAGCAAGACCCGAGCGATGAACCCGCCGCCGCCCTGCTGGAGCGTATCGCCGCCGAAAAAGCGCAGCTGGTCAAAGAGAAGAAAATCAAAAAAGAGAAACCGCTGCCTGCGATTAGTGAAGACGAAAAGCCGTTTGAACTGCCAAAGGGGTGGGAGTGGTGTCGCTTGCCTGACTTAGGTGAGTTAGCACGAGGAAAATCTAAACATCGTCCAAGAAATGACCCCAAGCTATACGTTAATGGAACTATTCCACTTGTTCAAACTGGAGATGTAGCCCGGGCTGACTGCTTAATTGAATCCTACACAGCAATGTATAATGAGATAGGTTTGGCTCAAAGTCAGCTATGGCCAAAAGGAACTCTGTGTATCACAATTGCAGCAAATATTGCTGATACGGGAATATTAGGATTTGATGCATGCTTTCCTGATAGTGTTGTAGGATACACCCCTTATGAACCAAGTTTGCCAGTGGTTTATTTTGACTTCTTCATCCGTACAGCAAAGGAAAATTTAGAGCGATTTGCTCCTTCTACAGCACAGAAAAATATTAATCTGGAGATATTAAGCAATATTTTAGTTCCATGCCCTCCGACTCAAGAGTTCATTCGTATTGTCAGTAGGGTCAATGATTTATTTGCAATCTGCGATCAACTTAAATCCCGCCTACAAACCAGCCAGCAGACCCAGCTTGCTTTGGCCGAGTCGCTAGTGGAAGGAGCCCTTGCCTGA